CACGTTTTAGGTCGCACGTTTTAGGTCGCACGTTCCAGGACGCAATAGGACGCAAAAATAAAAATGAACTAAACGCATAAGGACGCAAAAGGACGCAATAGAACGCGAAAGGACGCAAAAATGTGGGGGTTCTCTCTGTAAGAGGGGGTTAATGCAAATAAACATAATGAATCTAAACTTTTTATTATCTGTAATTATCTTTTTAATTTGTGTTATTACTTGTATATTGTGTATAAAAAGAGTTATAATCTGTATATAAGATAAATGGAGAAACTTATACTATGAAAATTAATACATATGAAATCGAAACAAAACCAGCAATCGCTGATTTACATTTAGGCGATCTTTACAATTGCCAGGTTAAGGCAAGAACACCGCAAGAGGCAAAACAAATATTTATAAATGATATGAAAAAAGAATTTGACATAATCATTTATAAAAATGAATTGTTTGTTAAATAATTATGCTAAAGATACAAGCAAAAGAAATCATCGGCGGCGATCTATCCGCCACCACTAAAATGCCATGTAAGAGTTTTAATCTACCGGCATGGGAATGTAAAACCGGAAGCAAGCTTGCCAAAATTCCAGGTACTGTATGCCATGGTTGTTATGCCATGAAAGGAAATTACACAAGATTCCCATCAGTTAAAAAAGCACAATATAAAAGACTTGATCAATTGTTTAATCCGGCTTGGGTTGATGCCATGGTTTCATTAATTGAAAAGGAAAACAATTTATATTTCAGGTGGCATGATGCTGGCGATATACAAAATATCAATCATTTAAAAAACATTGTTAAGGTGGCAAACAAAACGCCAAATATTACGCATTGGATACCAACAAGGGAACATAAGATTGTTAATGACTTCGTGAAAAGTGGCGGAATCATTCCAAATAATCTAATCATACGCATAAGCGCAACTAATATCGATGGCAAGCCACCCAAAAACGCAAGCCATACTTCAACTGTACATTCTAAAAGTAAAGCGATAGGTTTTGAGTGTGTCGCATCTAAACAAGATGGCGCTTGCTTAGATTGTAGGGCGTGCTGGAATCCCAGCATAAAAAACATTTCATATAAACAACACTAGGAGAAAAACAATATGAATATAGAAAAAGAAATGAGCCGCATTTTTAAAGTGCGAAAAGAAAACCAGGGGCAGCTATTCATTGACGCGGAACGCAAGTCTTATGAAGAAGAGGAACGCAACTTATATTGTCAATGCGGAGAACTTAAGACCAAGTGTCCGGATAGGTACGCACATCTAACAGGGGGCGCATGATGGAAATAACCATTGATAGATTAAAAGGAATCGCACTTGACATAAAGCTGGACGCTGCTAACGATTTAGGGTTAGACAATGAACGCTTTCATGGAATCGTTGAGGGCTTGGATAGAGCCATTAATCATTTAGAAGAGGTCGCAAAAAATGATTGAAGTAATGCACATCGACAAAGTACGCAATTGGTTCGGCGATAGGGGTTATCCTTTTTACGATAACTCTAAGCTTAAATACAAGGTTATTAATATTAAAGGCTCGCGCTGGATTTTTATCCACGACTCGCAAAACTATGATGACGAGGTAGAACTATATTATATGAATACAAATTATTGTGAGCCTTTTGATATGTGGCCGCGTAAAGGTTTCAGCTGGGCAAAAAAGAATTTAACTAAATTAACTCAGGACGCAATAGATTATGAGTAATCATAGAAACCAAGTCATCCTAGAATCTTTGTATCAAAAATATATAGACCTTGGATATGAGGACGCAGAGGCGCAAGAACTAGCGGCAAAAGAGTTTGAAGAAAATAGTAATTAGGTGTATATTAATTGTCGAGAGATAGGAGAGACCATGACTGAACACACGCACAAAGTAATCCGCCAGGATAAATTAAATAGATTAGCCAAATGGCGCAAGGGTATCAAATACACACTAGGAGAAAAGAAAAGTGATGCTCCCGGAAGTGTAGTTGTGCATCGCACAGTTTATAAAGATGACAGCGAAAAAATAGAATACCTTAGATCTAAAAAGAAGGACGAATTCATACCCAGTCCATACACAGATGATGAACTCATTGATGAAATGGAAAAAGAGAATCACGAGGGACACAGAATTTTATTTGGTAGGAGTGGCAAAATATGAGCGAACTTCCACCAATGGAAGATAGAATGCCGGGATGTGAATGGGTGTTGGTTATCAAGTATGGAGATCCATACACCAACACACCATTAACAACTGGCTTCGGTCCTTTCAAAACAAAAGAGGACGCAGATGATTTCAGAGCGCAGTATTACTATGACCAAATTGTCATAGCAGATATTGTCCCAATCAATGCAGTCTTACCCCAAAGCGCAACTGAATTAGACATTGACTTTATTCCTGAAGGAAAGGTTGTTGATATCAGTAGCAAAATTAATCCACATAAACACTAGGAGAAACCATGGATTTTAAAATAGAAAAGAACATACCAGTTCGCACATTCAACTCACCTTTTTGTGAAGCTTTAGATCAATTAGAGATAGGCGATAGCATAGGTAATCTAACCAAAAAAGAAGTCTACAAGTACAGACCAAACTTTTATACGCCAACCTTTAGAGATCGCAAGTTCACATTCAAAAAAGAAACTGGAAGTATGTATCGCATATGGAGGGTGGCTTAATGGATTTATCAGAGGTAGGTCTTATTGAATTATCCAATACCCCGGCAACACCCATCTTATACACAGCGCTCGCTTGTTCAGTCTTTGTGTTGATTGGCCTGGTGATTATGTGGAACTCAACCAAGTGAACAAGTGCATAGTCAAAGGGATGTTCTTCATGCAAGATGCAATCATGTTAGATCAAGATGACTTGGTTGCAGAGTTTGAACGCAAAGTCAGAGACAAGAAAATATTTTTTGAAGTTATAAACCCTGGCGAAACTGAGTCCAAGGGTGTAGACATTCAAGCCATGCTTGAAGAAAACAATAAATTAAAATCAGAACTACGCATCTTTAAAGATATTGTAGATCGCAGCATCACAATTGATGCAAGAGGAGGATTCAATGGCTAAGACTTGGGTTAAAGAAAAAATACAAAGCATCAAAAAGAAAACATCTATCGGTGATTCTAGATTAAGCAGAGGTGCTGGCACTAACAAACGCAAGACGCGTAAGAAATACCGGGGGCAAGGCAAATGATTAACTATCCATGTGGCTGGTTCGATGTCGAGCAACTCCCCGGTGGTTCTGGCACCAAGTCAGAAGACTGATATGAGTTTTGAGAAAGGACTCGCTGAACTTGAACGCATCGTTGCTAGGCTTGAGTCTAATGAAATAGATCTTGAGACAGCACTCGCAGACTTTGAGCAAGGCATGAAGATCCAACAATACTGCAAAAATAAATTAGACGAAGCTACTCTTCAAGTAAATCGTCTTCTTCAAGATGGGAAGCTGAAGCCTCTGAAAGATCTTCCTCATCATCAAGCAGCGCGTCCTCAACAATCTCTTGACCCAGATGATTCTCTAGACTTTTCTGATCTAGAATAACATCCTCTTCCTCTACCTCTTCCACTTCCTCTGCATGGCCTAAGACAATCTGATGTTCTTGCACGAGTTCCTTGAGCCGATTCTCTAACTGGTCTCGGCTCATGCTATCAATCTTATGTATCTTCAACTCCTTCTTATCAATCATGAGCCCAGCAAGTTTCGCTCTCGCAATCTCTGCTGTCACAGCCGGACCATATGAGCCATCCGCCAATGCCACATCACGAATGTCTGCTAGCTTACTTGCGATGCCCTCAAAAGTAATCTCATTCTTCCTGCGCTGAATCGCTTTCAGAGATCTAATCCTTTCTTGCACATGCTCATACTCTTTGTGATTCAACAACCTCGTTGCTGCCACCCCTGGATTTTCATACCCAGCCAAGTGAGCACACTTCGTCTGCTTATAATCCTGATACACCATAAGATCCACGAAGGCCTCTTGTCGTTTCGTTAGTTTCTTTTTAGTTTCACTCATGCAAATATTCTACCTTAAATTATTGTTTAAAATTTGTTTATCCTTTGTAGCTCTAGAGAACCTATCTCTATCAAAGATTGGGTGCGTCTAGCTACCCATCTATAGTTCTCTATAGAGATGCACAACCGCACAACTGCACACCCTTGCAACCATGCGCCTTTCAGAGGTGCATGTGCGCATGTGCAGGCATGTGCAATTGCACAACCGCACAGACCCCTAAATCGCATAAGAATGCACCTTCCCAAGGGGTATGTGCAATTTGCCCTTTTCCCATTGCACAGGCGTTTACACACATCGATCATGCATTCATACATACATCTGAATATACACGCATCCCATGATTTATTTAGCAACATTTGTTTCTTTCCCCTTAAACCACATGCGTGTGCAATATCTTCTGATGATTGCTACCACTGTTAATAAGCTAGCTTGTGCTATTGATATGATCAATGCATTTTCTGTAAACATTAAGCAGACTGTTAGCACCAACCACACCAAAGGTAGATTGATTGCTGTG